AGAGGCATCACGAACACCGAAGTGGAGGTGAGCACCGGTCGAGGTCCCAGTACTTCCCACAAAACCAATGACCTGTCCTTGAACAACCGTCTTACCAACTGAGGTGGCAATTCGAGATTGGTGCCCGTAAATAGTTACGTATCCATTAGCGTGCTTAATCTCAACACAGTTACCGAGACCGCCGTTGTTTCCCGCCATCGTGACGGTTCCATCAGCAGATGCTTGAATAGGTGTTCCCATGCCCACGCTAATGTCGATGCCTTGGTGGTATGAAGAAGCTCCGGGTGTTGGAGGAGTACGGGGACCAAACCCATCAGAAACAAGTGAAGCATTACCTGCGGGCCATGTAAATTTAACTGTATTTTGTTCAGCGTTACCAGTAGGACCTGTTGCATTAATTGTACTGTTAGTTCCTCCCGACCCCATCATTCCGCCAATCCAGCCGCCGACGGCGCTGCCCAGCATTGACCCGCCAATACCAAGAGCAATGTTTAGTCCGGGAACGGGAATCAGACCAAGTGCGCCACCAAGTACTCCGCCAATAGTGCTGCCTACATCTTGGCTAAATTGTTTACTTCCCCATCCCTGACCATTCACGGCGTCCATAGCTAATGAAACCCCGCCCATTATGGCGCTTCCCACCATATTGCCTTTAGCCAAAGTCTTCCCAGCAGAAAGCAACGGGTTTGCCGCCCCAGTAGACGGTTTAAACCCCGGAACTTTGTCCGCTCTAACTGCTTGACCTGTTTTATTATTGGTCAAAATATTCGGGTGTTCTGTAGGCGAGTACCCTCTTGGTATTTTTGCTCCCTTAGTACCGCCCCCACCTCCGGTAATACCCCCGCCACCGCCACCGCCAAAACCGCGCATACCAATGCTGCCAATCAATCCACCGATGACTGTCGCTAACGCTGTCATGGCAGCGGTGACAGCAGAGGTCGCCGCAGTCGCCGCTGCGTTCCCCGCAACACTAGACTCCATGGCTGCCTTAAAAGCTTTGAGGGACCCAGCAGGACCAGCAGCTAAATCTCCCGCAGCCTTACTGAGAGTCTCAATCATTGGAATTGCACTCTTGATTGATTCAATGTAGTTGCTTTGCGCCGCGTTCTGCGCCCCCGCATCGGCGGTGTTAATTTGGTACCCCATTTGAGCGGGGTTGAACCCGTTTTTTTCCGCAAATGCTTTGACAGACTTTTCATCCTCAAGGTTGAGGTTTACTCCCTGTGACCGAGCAAGCATGAACATGTGCATCATGTGCTGTTGGTCGTCACTCATCCCAAGACCAGACAGTGAAGCTCCAAGCTTTCCTCGACGAAAGGACTCATTAACTTGGTCGGGAGTTGCCATGGATTGACCAGCAGTCAGCCTTTGCGCAACTTGACCAAATATTTGAGACTGGCTGTATGCTTTACCGGTGGTTGGGTCCGAAGTGTAGATTCCCAAATTTCGCATCAAGCTACTTGAAGTCTGCCCGCTGGTAAGACCTTCTAGAGCCGCAGCCGACCGCTCGTTACTCATGTTTAAGTACTTAGCGGAGTTTGCAACTGCCCCTACAGTTCCGAGGTAGTTGCTCATATTTTGAGTCATACCGCGACTAGCAAGGAACTCAGCCGTACGAGCGTCGCTTCCCTGAGAGGTTATCGCTCCCTTCATTTTACTGAAGGTAGCGGACTGCATGCGGGCAGCCCCACCAGCCATTGTGCCGTACAACCCAGCGTTGTAAAAGCCCGTAGCACGGTCAATAGTATTTTGGACATCTGGCATCGCATCGTAACCAGCTTGAGCTACGTTTGCAATAGTGTCGAACGTGAACGCGGCAAGCCCGCCCAAAATATTGCGGGTCTTACCCCCCATGCCCATTCCGGGTTGACCGCCATTAGGTTGGCGAACAGGTGCAAGGGAGTTGCTCAGTATATTACTGCCAGACCCAACTGTTCCCCCCGAAACTGTACTTACAGTTGTTGGTAGGGAATCGAGGCTTTTAGTAGCTTTTTTGGTCGATGTTTCAAACGCGTTAATAGCCGCTGTAGTTTCGCGGAGTTCGCCCATGTTTTCATCCATTATGCGGCTCCTCCGTAACTACTGGCAATCTCTAGCCAATTGGTCCTTTCCCGAGGGGAAAAGGATTGAATCTCAGACAGAGTCCAACCACTGAATGCTTTGGATAAAGCAACCCATTCAGTCAACAGAACTCCATAAGACGACAAATTAGAATTGAAACAAAGTGCCGAGGTTAATCGGCACCACCACCTCAGACTCACAGTCAGGGCAAGTAACAGTGATGTCTTCAAATTTGGGACCGGGAACGCGCTCAGTGATTGCCTCACTAATGGCTCGGCGGTCTTTAATACCGATGTTCTGAATCTGCGCCTTGCTGTAGATGGGGGTACCATCAATGCCGACTACAGTGTGTTCCAGAAGAATAGACGTCAGTTCAGGGATAGTTTTTTCCAAAGCATTGTTCAGCTCTCGCTGCACGATTCCCGTGGGCAACATGACGGTGTATTCATGCTTTGACCCCATGACCAAGAACTTACGTTCTTCAATTGGGTCAATCAATACCTTGGTCTTGATGTCAGAGCTAAGGTCAATCAGAACATCTTTTAGTTCTTCACAGCCTCCGCAATACGCCTTCATCTCAGACGGGTTGCCAAAAGTTGCACGGTAGATTCCGAGAAGCAATGCGTCACGGTCACCCGCGAACATGTCGTCCAACATCTTCTCTGTTACCGATACCCCGCCTACAGATACAACGCCACGGCTAAGAATGATGTTAAACATTCGCCCCAAAGTTGTGGCACGAGAAATTGCTTCCTCATCCCGACCTGTCAGCTCCTTGACTTCAGCGGTCTTGATGACCTCCCCGTCAGGTGTAATGTACCCAGCGGGGAGGTCAACCAAGGTGTCCGAAGGAAGGATTACCGGGATTTCTTTTTGTGCTTCGAGTTCTTCCGATTCTGCCATTGCACGATTAACCAGCTCGTTAACGAGACCGGGGTTGTCTTTGGCGCTTACCGTGTTGGTTTCCATTGTTATGCTCCTGTGTTAGTTATTAGCGAATGATTTGCGGGCGAAGCGTACGCTTGGCACGAGCCGTCGCAACCTTTGTTCCGGCTGCGGTGGACGCGACATCGAAGTTAGGCGCACTCTCCGTAAGCGAAGGTGCCCAGTTCACATCGAAGCCTTCGTGAACAATGTTCATCTGCTCAACGAACAAGGCGTTGTCACCTGCGTTGAGGTCAGAATACGCGACTGAGGTAACCCATGCGTTGTAAACGTTGAACCGCATCGCAACGTGGTCCGCGTTCACCGTCTGAGTCGGGTCAGCAGGGTTGGCACCGGCAATCGGGTGGCTCAGCACCTGAATCTCGATGTCACAACGGAAGTCGCTCAGCGTACCGCTGCTTCCCGATGCCTGAACCGTACGGAACAAGCGACGCATCCAGTCCCAGTTCTGCGTGGTACCAAGCGTGACACCGCGCTGGAGCTGGATGGGGGAGAACGTCGTCTGCCCCGGAATCTGGTGAACCGTCGTGTTGTACCCGCCCTCACGGTACGGGATGCTGTCGGTGGTTACACCGAGACCCGTAACAGAGGTGAACCCAAGAGCGTTGCTTCCCATGCGGAAGTCAAGCACGTTGGGGTCAAACGGCTTGAACAAGACTAGGAACCGAAAGTTCCTAATCGGGTCGGTCGTAAGGTTTGACCGGTTGTTGATAATGGTAGGCATTATCTATTTCTCCTTCGGTTAGTTTGCAGTCTTTTGGCTGAGCGTGAGGACTACGAATTCAGCCGGGTACTCAAGCGAGACACCGACCTCGATGTGTACTTCGCCACTAGCAATAGTGTCGAAGGGGTTGTTCTCTGAGTCACACTTGACGTAGAACGCTTCGTCAGGGGTCGTTCCTGCAAGACCGCCGTTGTTCTTGTACGTGTTCAAGAACACCGAAATTGCGGTGCGAATCTGAGACCAAAGACGCTCGTCGTTGTTCTCAAACAACGCGAACTGCGTGATTTCCTTCAGGCTCTTGTTCAAGTAAATGAGCGAACGACGCATCGAGACGTAACGATTAGCCGTGCCATCTTGCTTCAGCGTACGAGCACCCATCACAACGACACCCGAACCGGGCACATCCCGAACAGCGTTGACAGGAGAGTTGCCAGTGTTAAGCGTGTCGAGGTCAGCAGAACTCAAACGACGTTCAGTGGTAACCGCCCCGCCAAGAGCAGAGCGCAGACCAGCCGGTGACTTAAACGGACCAAAGTCACGGTCAGTTGACAGGAACAGCCCCGCAACAGCTCCAGCAGGACCACACTTACGGATAGAACCGGAGTTCCGCCCCTTAGGGTCAGCGATGAAGATGTTAGGGTAGTACACGGCGGCGTGACTAAACGTGCCAATTGATTCTGCGTAGCTGATAGCTGCGGAAGGGGCAAGGTCCGGAGCAGTGTCCAGAACCGCAAAGCCGTTATTAGCTTCTGCCCACTCAGCAATTGCCGTGTGCACATCGACCCAGCCAGAAGCAATACTCCGTTGAACTTCGGGAGCAAACAGAACCAACGGAGCCTCAATGGTAGAGAGGTTTGCCGCATGCGTTGCCGTCATGAAGTCCGAGGAAACTACCGTGGCACCGTTAGCTCCGTTGGTCAACGGCACTGGGGTACCGGTTGTAGTCGGAACCTTTGAGTTGTTAACCGAACCAACAGATACGTACTGCGATTGGAACTGCACCACGGTAACGATGTAGTCGCCCGAGTTCACGTCATTAAATACCACGTTGTTGAACTGCTCCACGAGAACGTCGTCCGTGATGTCGCTGCTGGTCGAGCTACCGGAGGTCACCTCTTTATAGACCGACATGTCGAAGTAGCCAGCGCCTTGGTTAGATGCTGTGAATACGATACGCAAGTCATTGCCCGCAGTTCCGGGGTCAAGAGCCGTTACTGTAACGACGTTTCCTCCACCAGTAGCAGCCGGGATGTTTGCGGATGCTTTTACAGCATCTCCAGCAAGAACGCGCTGAACGTAAAGCTGCGTTCCACCGCTCTTGAAGAACTGCCCAACACCAAAAGTCGCCGGGAAAGCGATGTCGTATCCACCAAAAATTTGAGTGAACTGATACCACGAGTTAACAAGAACCGGGGTAATGGGACCCTGAGCAAATTTTCCCAGCGCACAACCGACAGCGTCGGTAGTTCCAGCCGAGGTAATAGGCGCAGGAAGAAGGCGCTCAGTAATGTAAACGCCGGGACGGTTGTAAGCCATCATTTCTCCTTAGATAGATTGAGTGATTCTGGGGGGTCGAGATTATTGCGTTATGGTGAAATCTGGAACCGGAGTAAAGTAGGGGTCGCTTGGACGCCCTCCCTGCTCCACAACCAGAGGTGGGGTATTGAGTTTGACCGAAAGAACTTGGTAAAGTTCCGTGAGTTTTCCTTGCACGACCTCAGAAGAGACCCGTACAGTTATTGCGTTTACGTACAAGCGCTTTGCTTGTTCGGTGATGTCACGCTTTGTGACATCCATGACATCCAATCGACGAATGGTTCCATCATCCGTTTCAAGGTAGCCAAATCTCATGGGCAACTTAGTGCTCAAAAGTTGCGCGACGATTGCGCGGTCATGCCGAGGGTGGCGGGCGTATGACGTTATCTGATAGTCGATGTACACCGGAATCGGCAAGTTAGTAATGAACCCAACAACGGCAGGGGACGAAGGGGTATGGGGGATATACGAGGCAGAGGTCAGACCACGGTGCTCTCGCGCAGGGTCGCGCTGAACATCCACCATGTCAATGGTGACGTACGGGTACGACTGGTTGCGGATTTCTTGGTCAGGCTGTCCGTACCAAACGCCAACCTGTCGAGTTGCAACGTCACCGTTGGACTTCTGGTCTTCGACAACCATGCCCTGAAGTTTTTCGCGTAGAGCTTTGTCCTCTGAAAGAAGAAAGGTCATTTCTTGTCTCCCTTCAATGCGCGACTAATTACAACACCAGAAGTTGAGCGGTCGTTACCAAGTTTGCGGATGACGGCAGAGGGGGCAGTGGTCTCGGTGCCAAATTCGTGCTTAAATGCACGCTCTGCGTAGTCAGGGTGAACAGTGACCTTCATCTTGTTTTCGGCGTACTCGACCCGCATGTTATCTACGACGTCTTTGTCCCAACCGTGGGCAAGTGCACGGTCACGAAGTTCTGCCGTCAACTCGTGAGCAGTCTGATGAGACAGGTTCTGAATAAACTTTGCGATACTCATCGGGTCACCTCAAGCGGAATGGGCACATGCAACGTAGGCATGGCAAGTACTGATACAGCATTCATTCCGCAAAATCCCCTAAAGAGGCGCAAAACCGGCAAGCCGGGTAGGGTCCGCATGGATTCCTACTCTTTAAGGATAAAGAAATAGCCCCCATTGAGGGGGCTATACTCTTGTTTCTTTACTTACGCTTTGCCTTGATGCCCTTAATGATTTTGGCATCAATCTTCTTGTCTTCCTGCATGGTCTTCGGCTTCTTCTTTGCGCCGTGAGCCTTGTCCTTCTTCTCAAACTCGCGCTTCTCAGCCGGGGTAAGCCCCTTAGTCATGCGGGCATCTTTGGTCTTGTCCTGCTTCTCGGTGTACTTTCCACGCTCGTCGGCAGGAGTCTTCTTAGTTGCCATTACTTCTTACCAGCCTTCTTCTTTGCAGCCGTGATGACATCACCACGCGTGACCTTAGTCTTGTCGCCATACATCGCAGCAAGTTTGCTGTTCTTGCCCTTAGAGGACGCTCGCTTCTTGCAGTCCGCGCACTTCCCACACTTACACACCGCCATGTTACTTCTCCTGTTTCTTTACCGGTCGGACTCGACGGAGTCCTGTCTTTGCAAGTACGCCTTTCTCAGCACCAGTGTTAGCACGGTGCTTCGAGGTCAAAGACGTTCTAGTTGATTTGTCAACTACTTTCACACTGGGGGCTTTCTTTTTTTCAGCCATTATTTCTTGTCCTTTTTTGCGTCTAATCGTTTGCTCATTGCTGCCGCCTTCTTCTTAGCATCAGCTTTACTGCTGGCTCCCCATGCCTGAAGAGAAAGCAGAAGTCGGGTCGGCTCTCCGTTGGGCTTACGCTCAGGACCGGGCATGTTCCCCATTCGAGCCAAGAAAGACGCACGACGGGGGTTGTCACCAGACTTAACCGGGGCTTTCAAATCAGAGCCGGGGTTAGCCTTTTCGTAAGACTTTCGCCCCTTTTCGTTTAGCCCCCCTTTAGAGTTTTTGCCTTCTTTACGTTGCCAAGCTTCACTTGCCAGTGCTCTTCTTCTTTCGTGCGATTGCCATATTGTCTACGAGGTTGGGGTAAGGACGACCAGCCGCCTTAGCGCGAGCTTTTGCTGCTGACTCTTGCTTTGTGGTCAAGTCCTTGTGCTTTTTCTTGGGGTTCTTCTTGTCCCATACTTCCTTAGCCACAGTCACTCCTTGGGCGGGTTCTTGCCACAAGTGCAATTTCCGTTACACATTATTTCTTATGCGCCTTTCCGCGTCGTTTGTCTTCTTTAGCTACATTCTTACTATGACTCATTGCCTGTAAGTTGCTAAGCGAATCATGACCATCGCGTCCACCATTATCCTTATGGTCTACGTCCGTGTCTCGGCTAAGGTGCGTGTGATGCGCGTCTTCGTAATCTACGCGAGCTTTGTTGTGCGAGGTAGTGACCCATTTGCCGCCTACCTTTTTCTTGTAGACATAGATAGGGCGACCGCCGTTTTCTTTTGACCCCTTGTAGGGACCAAACTTCTTCCACTCAGACATTAGTTCTCCTCACGTGAGCGGTTGACTGCCGCTCTCAATTCGTCTTGACGACTACGCTCCCGATTAGGTCGGCTATCATGGCTCCCCGCCGCGTTGCTGCGGCGTCGCTCTTGGTCTGCTTGATGAGCTTTTTTGTTTTCTACACCTTTATACTTAGGAAGTTTTTTACCCTTAGGCGTTTCTTTTTCCCATCGAGCAGCCATGTCGGGGTCATTGGCGTACATCCATTTACGCTGGGATTCGGATTGAAAAGGCATGGCTACACCTTGTTCAAAGTAATAGTGTACGTATTCGTCGTGCTTTCATCCTCCGAAACCACAACGATAGAGACCACTGTCGAAGACGTGCTAGTAGAAACAGTCTTTGCTGCGCCAGACTGAATAGCAGTTCCATTAATTGTCATTGCAGAATTCTCGTCACGAGAGACTGGGATTACATCGACAGATGTAGTACCCGAACTCAAAGACACCACGTAGTCAAACGTGTTCTCGTCAAACTGGGGAACAGATACACCCAGCACCATAAGCGCACCCAAGGTTGCAACACTAGACCGGGCATCAGTAGTTGCCGGTAGAGCATACGCAGCAAACTGCGGGTCATTGACCATTTCCTCAGGGTTAACTTGGTTGCAGTCAATTGTGACGACGGCGTAGTTGTTTGAGAAAATGCCACGAGGCAAGACTCGTGTGGGGACAAAGACCTGCCCTTTGTACACGATTCTGTCTTTGATGTGAAGGCTTGGGTTCACAAGGATGTCTGGAATAAGACGTTCAATATCCCCGACGTTAACAACAAGCCGCAATGTATCAGACACGTAGTAACCGCGTTCGTTCATCACGTTAGTAGACCGCATCAACTGCGCCATTGCAACGGGCAAAGTTACGGGCTTAGTCCAACGACGCCCCTTGGACACGCCCTCGGGGGTCTGACCGCCGTTAGACACGTCGTATGTATCGTCTACAACAACCTCATAGTTGTCATTCAGGTACGTCTCAGACCACTGCCACCAAGACACTTCTTGACCAACAGTGTTAACCAGCTCGTCACCAATGCCTTCGTAAATTGATTTACTTTCGTAATCAATGCTGAAGCGCCCCGGTACCAGTTGTCCTCGCATGTCATTTCCTAACTAAAAGAAGTCCAACCAGTGGCGGTGTACTTGCTGGCAGCAGTGAGGTCCACCCATGCCGCACCGTCATAGCGTTTTCCTGTAAGAATGCTTCGCCAACCATCTGCTGTCCCTCCACTGCTGTAAGTACCAGATGTCGTAGCGGGGGTAGTGCTGCCTAGCGTAAAGCTGTTAGTAGTTACCGCCGTCACTGTTCCCGAAGCATTAAGAGTAGATGGTGTAATTCCAGTGACGCTAACAGGGTCGTTGAGGGAGAACCCGTGACTTGCGGAAGTGTAGGTAGTTGTGGACCCAACTCCGGTAACGCCCGTAACCGACACAGTTTGGTAACGCTTTCCGTACGCAGATACGAACACCGAGGAAGAAGTGGCGTACGCCGAGGTGCCCGTAGAGTTGGTTGCGTACGCGCGGAATGTGTAGCTAAGACCCGGAGTTAGGTTTGTGTAGGTGTAGCTTAATGAGGTAATGTTCTGCGGGTTTGTCCACGTCACGCCATCGGTAGACCTCTCCACCGTGTACGCGGAGACTGCGGCTCCACCGTTAGTTGCGGACGCCGTAATTGTGACCGTGACGCTTAGCCCCGACCGGGTCGCAGATATGGTTGCTGGAGCAGACGGCACTCCCGCTCTAAAAGTGGACGCACTCCATGCGCCCAAGCCCCACGAGTAACTCTGGTTTGATACAGCTCGGGTGCGGAAATAGTAGCCCGTAGTGGCAGAAAGACCTACTTTACTTCCCGCAGTGGTTGCCCCCATACTCGTAACATTTGCGCCCCACGTAGCGTTGTCGGTGTTGTAGTCAAAATCATACCGAGTCGGTGCAAGGCTGCCATTAGATGCCGCCGCCGCAGATGTGATGCCAATTGTCGTGTAGGGGGACGTGCGAGTTGGTGTGGGACCAGTTGATGGGGCTGTTGGTCCAGTAAAAGTTGTTAGTCCAGCAGACACTGACGCAGTAGCACTACCTGCGGGTGCGCTATTTCCATTAAAAGTTGCGCTTCCAGAAATGGGACCAGCGGTTCCGTTATCGTTGTGGGTAACCACGAAGGTCCCCGCCTCAGAACGAGGGAAGTACGGGCTGCCAATAACGCCACTACCAAAGTCGTAGCTTTGACCGCTAGCAGAAGCACGGCTAACGCCGTTAACTGTTACGGACCAACTTCCATCCGAGTATGAGTACCCGCCAAAAGAACCGTTGTTGTCCTGTACCTGAGCATTCCAGTACACCGTCGAGGTGTTGTTCGCAGGGGAAGTACTTTGCTCGTAAACATTGATGTAGACATACGCCCTACTATTGGCGTCATTAGTACCAGCAGATGCGTCTGCCCTTTAAGATCGGAAGAG